TATGAGAGTTGAAAGCAATGCGGGCTGGAGATTATACGCAATGGAATTAAGAAACAGAATCAACGATACTATCGACTGTACAGATGTTGCAATATTTAATCAGAAATTAAATAAGGAAGTACGCATTTATGATGAAGCACCGACAATAAGGCGTTTATTTCACTTTAAAAACGGCTGCTATGAGGAAGCAATGCGGGATATGTTTGCCTATATGAAATTAGTAAAAGACCAAAAAGATGACTTTGTCGATTGTTTAGCGGAAGCCTCCCGCTACTTCAAAAAAAATAATTTAATAGACTTTTAAAATAATATCATTTTTATGTTTATTTTTGCATTGTTAATCTTAATCTAAAAATATGAACCTTTTCGGCTATGAGATAAAAAGAAAATCGGTGAACAAATCCGAAGTTGACAATTTAAGACCAATAAACTACACGCTTACAAATTTCGATGCCGATGCTGTCATAGGGCGGTTCAATCCATATGGAGCTACAAACCTTTTTACGCTTTATAATAAAATTAGTGAGTTGCAGTTTCCTATACGCTTTATTACAGAAAAAGTAAAGAATGCAAATTTTGTTGTTAAAAGATATAAAGATGACCAGATAATCACAGATAAATATACGGAGAACATTTTAAGCAAACCTAATCCATTTTACAGCTTCAATGATTACATTTCACTGTCAATAGCTATGAGATTGATTGAGGGTAATTCTTATTGTTATGCCTTAGCAGATGAAGCCTTCGCAAAAGCATACTACAAATACGCAAAAGCCTTTTATGTTTTACCTTCTTATGATGTGAACATAAAGACCCCAAACGATTATGTATTCTTTTTAACTGACGATATTAAAAACGCTATTGAGTATTACACGGTATATCAAAATGGTAAATATATAAAGATACCCGTCGATAACATATTGCATATTAAAGACGGTAGCAGCACGGACATAAAAGCACCCTCCCGATTGATTTCTCAAACTTATCCAATTTCAAATCTGATGGCTGTTTACGAAGCCAGAAATGTTATCTATACAAAACGTGGTGCGATGGGTGCTTTAGTCTCCGCAAAGACAGATGATACTGGAGTGAGACCATTAACAGAAAAAGAAAAGCAGGTTGTCAATGACACCTTCAATAGAAGGCATGGATTGACATATGATAAGAATCAAATACTTATTAGTCAAATCCCTGTGAATTACTTAAATATGGGTATGTCAATACAGGAGTTAGAGCCGTTTAGAGAAACATTGAACGACGCTATACAAATTGCAAGTGCCTATAATATCGACCAGATATTAGTACCGAGAGAACAAGACGCAAATTATACCAACAAAGAAACAGCCGAAGCAGCATTCTATCCTTCGGTTTTATATCCTTTATTAGAACAGGAGCTACAAGCACAGAGTAATTTTATGGGCTTATCAAATGATGGGATGTACTTTGATTATTACTTTGACAATGTACCCGTCTTAGAAGCGAGTAAGAACGCTCAATCAGAATCACAAAAGAAGGTAAGCGAACGTTGCAAGATTGAGTTTGACAATGGACTTATAACATTAAACGATTGGCGAACGCAAATTGGACTTGAAGAGATGAAAGAACCTATTTATTCAAAGACGCTGTTACAGATGAATGAAAGCGAAATAGCTCAAATAAATATCATTAAACCAACTAAAACTAATACTAATGAAAGAACAAATCAATAAGTTAAAAATGGCATTAAAAAATTGCAACGACCCTATTGTGGCTAAAAGGCTCAAGGGTAAAATCAAAGCAATGGAAAACGAAAAATATATACGAAAATGAGATACTTAAATAAAGAGTTTGCGAATTTGAACGACCTACATAAATACGTTGTTGAAAACAAAGATGACATTATTGCAACTAAGAAAATGCAATACAAAGAAGCTGATGTCGTTAATTGCGTATTACAGGAGCAACAGACCAATGAAGTTAATAAGGAGCAATCAAACCCAGAAACATCGACAAAGCTATATATAAAAGCCGTTATAAATACAACGAATTTATATGACAGTCATGGAGATGTACATATTAACGGCATATGGAACAAGTCATTAAAAGAAAAACGCAAACTTTATTTACTTGAAGAGCATAAACATTCATTTGATAATGTTATTTCACGTAAAGTTCAAGCATCAGCCGAGATGATGACATTTAAAGAACTTGGCTTTAAGTACGAAGGCGAAACGCAAGCATTAATATTTAATGCTGAGATAGAAAAAGAAGAACACCCCGAAATGTACAAACGTTATCAAAAAGGGCAAGTGGATAATCACAGCGTTGGTATGTACTATGTAAACTTATATGTTTGTATAAATTCAGAAGAAAAATGGGCTGTAGATGAAAAAAAGAATTGGGACAAATATATTTCACACGTTTCAAATAAAGAAGACATTCTATACGGAATGTTTTATGCCGTTACCGAAGCAAAGTTAATAGAAGGCTCAGCAGTCTTATTTGGTAGCAACTTTGTAACACCTACATTAGAAGTTGAAGAAAAAGAAATTGAAGAAAAAGAAATCATAAATGCTATTGAGCCGCCGAAAGACACTCAGACGAAAGAACATAATGAGCCGATTGTAATCACTCAAACATGGGAAGACGTTTTAAAAGCATTAAAGAAATAAATTATTCATTAAATTATAAATTTTAAAAAGAAAAAAATGGAAGACACCATAAAAAAAGAAGTTACTGAAATAATTGAAAAATCAGTAAACGAAAAGACAGCCGAAAAAATGACGGCTATCGAAAGCGAATTAAAAGCAGCTAAAGAAAAAGCTGAGAAATTAGAAAAAGACATGGAAATGCAGGTTGAAATAACGAAAAAATTAGGTGAAGCAAAAAAAGAAGAAACGAAAGTAAATACTATTCGCAAAGCATTAGAAGACCATGCCGATGAATTAAAAGCCATTAAAGGCAGAGGCGGAAAAGTTATAATGAAAGACGTAGGGACAATCTCACGTGCAAACGTTAGCTCATTAGCTCCGTTCTATTCCACCGATACAGAAATAAATATGTATCCTTTACGCCAACCCTTTTTAAGAAACCTTATAAACGTAGGCACAGCAACAGGCTCATACCACCAATGGTATGAACAAGGAGCTGGCGAAGGCGATGCTGGTATGACAGACGAAGGAACGCCAAAAACACAACGGGATCAAGATTGGACTTTAGCATCCGCACCCGTTCAAAAAATTACCGCTTACACAAAAGTAACTGAAGAAGCATTAGAAGACATTCCATTTTTGGAAGACGCAATCAATACCGACCTTTTGCGTAAATTAGCTTTATATGAAGACGCTCAAATATTGGCAGGTAGTGGAACAGGAACACCAACACAATTAAAAGGTATTTTAGAATATTCAACTGCTTTCAGCGTAACATCTGGAGTAAATCCAGAATTTTATCACCTTATCCCAAACGCCAATAAATTAGACGTGTTACGTACTGCAATTGCTATTATAGGGAAATCTTTTGGCGTTGCTAATGTTATCTGTTTACATCCTTCAGACGTAGCTTTATTAGACATGGAAAAAACACCTACAGGAAATTACGTATTGCCTCCTTTTACTACTGCCGATGGTACAAAATTCAGAGGTTGCACAATCGTAGAAAATACAGGAATCACCGCTGGCAACTTCTTAGTAATGGATAGTACAGTTGTTAATTACAAGGTTCGCAAAGGTGCTACTATTGCAGTTGATTATGACGACGATGACTTTACCAACAACCGTATAACCATCCGTGCTGAATTAAGGGGCGTTTTATATGTGAAAGCTAACGATACAGGCAAACTTGTAGATGGAACTTTTGCAACTTGCATTGCAATGTTGAACGGAACTGCTCCTTCATTGAATGTTGCAGTTACAAGTCCTTTAAATGACGATGGTGATGCAGTTGTAATGGAAGAAAAAACAGCATAATCATGGCAGGAATACAAGGCGAATTTAAAAACGGCTACCCGTTTACACCTTATGTTAAAAACATAGTGTATGAAAATCTTACCTACTCCTCTATAGATTTAGAGGGGGAGGTGAGCGGCGATAGCTCTAAATACACCGCTGCAGGATTCAGTTATGATACAGTAAATACATTTGCGACAGCAGTCGAAGTTGATGGAAATGTAACATTAGGAGTAATAACAGCGGCTTTGGAAGACTTAGCCGCTGATACTACCTATTATGTGCGTGGCTATACAACAGTAGGAGGTGTTAAAAAGTACACTGAACGTTATTGGTACTTTGAAACCCCTGTGGCTGCTGAATTAGGTACATTGACGATTGAAGACTTGACAGATACTACATTATCATTACATTGCAGTTATACGACTGCATTAGATACTGGTGATAGTGTTAAATTCCAACAGTCAGCAGATGCTGAATTTACTACACCCTCCAATATTGTGGCTACGGTAGATACTGTCAATAAAACATTTACTGCCGATATAACTGGATTGACAAGCGGGACAACGTACTATTACCGTGCTTGTATTACCTTAGTAGGTGATACGACAAACGGAACAGCTACAGAGATTATGACAAATTGGACTGTAACCGCCACATCAGACGCAAACGGAACAATAACATGTGCAGAAAACGTACCCGACGGAGAACCATTATTTATATCCGTCGTAGCCGATGAAGACTATGAGGTTGACACGTTTACCGTTGATTTGGTAGATAAAAAGGCTGATTTAGTTGATGGTGTTTATTCAGTAACGGCAGTTACAGCCAATATGGCATTCGTAGTTACTTATTCACTTATTACATAACATTACACATGATTACGAAGTTTGAAGATTATATAAACGAGGCTACTATCCCCAATCTCAACGGAGCGGGGACAAGTGGCGACCCTATAGCAACGATGACCGAGAAACGCATTG